GTCATTGGAGTCTATGTCTTTGGAATAAAAAATGATTTAAAAAAAATCTAATAACTATTATAATATAAAATGAAATTCTGTCCAGAGTGCGAAAGTTTATTACATTACCGTGAAAAAGACGGAAAATTGGTTCATAAATGTAATGGTTGTAATTACATTTCTGAAACAAATGAAACCCTCATTTCTCAAAATTCGTATTTGAGCAATAATAATCCAATGTTTGGTAATAAGAAAAATTTCATATATGATATGACATTACCAAGAACTACGAAATATGTGTGTCCAAATGATGATTGTATTACTCATGCAAACCCAAAGAAAAAGGAGGCTATATTCTTCAATGAAGGTGATAGTCTGAAAAGTATTTATATTTGTAAAGAGTGTAATACTGAATGGAAGTATTAAAAATTGAAATATTCTTATTTAAAAATATCTAACACTTAAATAATATGGAAGCCAATAATACAAATAACGAGTCAACTCTATATTTAGAATCAAATGATTCAAATTCAAATCAAATCAATGATTTAATTGAAGAATTTGATGACCTCAAAGCAACATATCAGTCAATGTTATCTCGTCGCGACCGCAAAACGATTCCGATTCTTTCAAAGTATGAAAGAACCCGCGTTGTTGGAGAAAGGGCAATCCAAATTTCAATGGGTGCGCCTCCTCTTGTGGAAGTTGGAAATTTGGAAAATCCAGTTGATATCGCAGAAAAAGAACTGCGCGAGAAGAAGATTCCGTATATTATCAAGCGGGTTTTACCTAATGGATTGATTGAACTTTGGAGTGTTGATGAATTACGGATTGATTAGGATTTTGTTAAATTCAAAAGCAATATAATAATTTTATAAACTTATAGATATTTTATTTATATTATTTTACTTTACTTTCATTAAAAGTAAAATATTTTATTTTTTATAAAACAACACAACTAAAACTGCAATTTAAGCAGGCGCAGTGAAGTGTCGAGAAAGAGCCTTCATAAGAGTGTTATAGAAGCAGTTCTCCTCCTGAACAACCTTACCCTTCTTATCCTTGACGGAGCAAAGCTCAGGGAAGAGGCTTTGAAGAGTAGTGTCCATATTAATCTTGCGCTTGTTAGTAGCATCTTGAAGCTTATGGCTACGGATGTATGAAGTAACCAATTTGAGGGCCTGCTTTCTTGAAACAAGGAGGTGGTCGCTGTCATAAGTCAGGTTCTCAACAATGGGGGCATTGTCGTTATCAGTCAGGTCCTTGTGGGCCTCAAAGAAGCTCTTCATCTCAGCTGTATAAACAGGCTTCAACTGTTGAAGGCCCTTGTTTCCGTTGGATGCGCGGGTAGAACCACGCTTTCCCTTCTTCTCAAGACGCTTAACATCGCGTTCGAGCTTCTTAATGTTGGAGAGAGTAGAACGAGCCTTCTTAATAAGGGCTTGGAGAGTGTTCTGGCAAGAATGGGCCATCTCCAAAAGAGCAAGGGTCTCCGCTTGAAGGGGAGAAACTTCACTGGCATCAACTGCGGTCTCGGCGGGGGTCTCAACAGGGGCTGGAGCCTCAACAGCAGGGGCAGGGGCAGGGGCAGGGGCAACCTCAGCGACGACCTCTGTTTGGGAGGCGTCTTTCTTGGAGGTCTTGGATGAAGATACAGATTTCTTAGATACAGAAGCGGTTCCACTGGGCATCTCTTATAACATAGAATACACAAAAAAAGCGGTTTTTTTACGAGCGGATGAATTAATTAACAGAAAATTGCGTCCTAAATAATTGAAAAAAATTGAAAGATTAAAATATAAATTTTTAGATGTTTAAACATTCAAATTAAAATGTCAGCAATTCAAAGAAAGTCAGCAACAAAGAAACAAGAACAATCTGATTCAGAAGTTCAGGAAATAGAAATTCCTCTTCCTCAACCTAAGAAAAAAGGTTCTTCTAAACAGGAACCCGCTCAGGCTCAGGTTGTGGTCGATGATGATTCTACTCCATCTATCGCAGTCGAACCAAAGCCCTCTAAAAAGGAAAAAGGTTCTTCTAAACAGAAGGATGCTACTCCGGAAGTAGTCGATGATGATTCTACTCCATCGGAAACAAAGCCTTCTAAAAAGGTAAAAAAATCCGCTCCTAAATCAGATGAAGAAGTTGAACCAGCTCCTGAACCAGCTCCTGAACCAGCTCCTAAATCAGATGAAGAAGTTGAACCAGCTCCTGAACCAGCTCCTAAACCAGCTCCTAAAAAGGGCAAGGGAAAGAAAGTTGAACCCGGAGGCGAAGGTGAAGTTGTCGAGAAATCGAAAAAACAACCTCCAAAATCTTTGGGAGAACAATTCACTGATTCAGTCAAAACATTGGAGAATCAATCAAAAACATTTGAGGTTTTGATTGAATTGAAAGAAGCTCTTCATAAGGATCGCATTACTTTAATTTCATCAAGAAAGAAGGAATTAAAGAAACAGAAAGAGGATGAATCCAAAGATGTAAATCTTCAATTATTGGAGGAACAAAAAGACAGTCTGAAAGATGAAATCGCAATATTGAAATCATCAATTCGCGAGTTGGCTTCGGTTTCAATGGTCATTGAGAAAGCTACTAAACAGCTCGAATCGAAGAAAAAAGACCCATCTAAACCAAAGAAGACCAGAGCTCCAATTTTTGTAGCAGTTTCAACTGATTCAATGAATCAATTCATTCAAGAAAATCTGACCCTAAAAACCAATGACGGAAACAAAATCTTCGAACAAACACCTCAGACAAATTTAGATGGTCGTTTCTTAGTTGAAAGAACACAGCTTATGCAGTTAATTCATGCGTATATCCGTGAGAAATCACTAAGAAAAGACGGTTTCATTGAACTTGATGCTCAGTTGAAACCATTGTTCCATACTTATTTGGAAGGCGATTTTTCAAGGAAAGTGGATAGCAAATCAGTTATCTGTATTCTCAGCCACCACCTTGAAAAGAAGGCCTAAAAAGTATTTTTAGTTTTAATTTAGGATAAAAAATAAAAAATAATTATTTATAAAAACATTTACCGATTGAGTTCCTTAATCATCTCATCTATTCTACTAATACTCTTTTCTTCGTAATTCTTTAATAAATCCTTAATATTAGTCGTCTTCGAAAAATGATATAAGTCATACTTCGAAATCTTAAAATTCATATGATGGAACGTCTTAAATACTTTTTGTATGTCCTTTATATTCACAAAATCTTTCAGGTCAAATTTCTCTCGGTTGCTATCAACACCAACCATTTCAAAATCATATACATAAACATCACTAATCTGTTTCTTGTCTAAATTCTTGATTGAGCAAACAGTCGGAACCTTCCCTTTTATTGTATAAGAATCAATGTATTTCAACTGACATGACCTTGGTAATAAAAGTTCATACTCCGAAATCAAATAAACTGGATGATTATTCATATTTGGACTAATGTCTTTCCTTCTCTGTCTTAACATTGAAAATACAGTCAATTCGCTGTCTAAATATAAAACTTTCGATTTTTTTGGAATCTTAATTCGAAATAAGCAACATTTCGCCATTTTGGTCTTAACAAAATGGGAATCCAAAAATTCAAGAGCCTGATCGTTCAATAAAGATGTCGATAAATAATTCTCAAACGAAAATATATCTCCTTTCTTCAATTTTCTTAACTTATTCAACATGTTCTCCTCTAAGTGTTTGTCCTTGAAATCGATTCCACGATACACATAATACTCTTCTGTTGTTTTCGGACATTTCTTGAAGATTTCATCTAATTCAACAATACTCTTTATGATTCGGTAAAAAGTGTAAAAGATATTATTAACGAATTCCGATTTCAATGTTGTTATATCTATTGTTTTCCTATTCTTAAATATGGTGTCGATAATTGAAAAAAGGGACTTATCATAATTTATAAAAAAATTCTCACGGTCATACAAAAAGGTGTTAATCATCTTATATCCATTCAACTTATAATCCTGTAAAATATATAAACCATATCGGCCAATTTTATTGTAAAACTTATCGTATATTTTCTTCAACTTAATCGACTTCCAATAAATGGCCTGCTTATATTCTTCAATCAAATCCGTTATTTCAATTATTGATTTCTGATTCATTTATAATAAATAAAGAAATTTAATTAAAAACAATATGTTTTTGATTAGTAAAGTTTATTTTATAAAATAATATTTTTTTGTTTTTTATCCTAAATAAAACATATCTGCTTACTTCCTTGAAGAAACAAGTTTTTTCTGAGGGGTCGGAGCAGGAGGAGGCTCGGCCCCCTTCTTAACAATAGAAACCTTAGCTGGAATAGATTGTACCTTCACAGGAGCCGGAGCCGGAGTTTCTTCCTCTGACTCTGATTCTTCCTCTTCATCCTCTTCTTCTGCTTCATCACTGTCGAGGACAACCTCCTTCTTTGAAGACTTCGGCTCTGGTCTTGAAACAACTTCATCTCCATCTCCATCTCCAGATTCCTCTTCTTCATCTGAATTTTGAGAAGCAACCACAGCCTTAGAAGGGGCTGATGCAGACACAGTCCTTGTTAGAGGAGCAGATGCTTCCTGACCTCCGGAATGGAAAACAAACGTCTTCTTTTCAACAGTCTGGGGAACAATGTGAAGTTCCTTAACATACATCTTCAAGCCGAACTTACCAAGGTAATACCAAAACTCCAATCGAACAACCGCATCAAAACGAGTTCCACGAGGGAAACAAGCGTTTAAATCATCGAATGTTGCCACAGGAATTTCAGTTCCAGTTTCTGAATTGAAGACCTTAACATTTGGATCTCCATTACGAGTATGCAACGCAAGATTTGCTGAATAAAATGTCGCTTCGCTTCCATCCTTCTTTTGACCCAATTTTTCATTCAGGCACTTGTTGTATTTACCTTCAACCAACTTTGGACCCAATTTCTTATCGAAAATTGATTCCGAGTTAGTTATTCCGTGTTCAAGCGCCCATGAATCAAATTTCTTTAATTGTTCATAAATAGTATCTTCCTGCTCAAAACAAGCAAGAATTGTGTGTTTCCCACTTCCTTCCTGCGATTGACCATCTGACGCCATACCGGTTGATACACCAAATTTTGCAAGTAAATTGCTCAATCTGATTTTCATCCATTTTGAGCCATACAATGAGACTTCTGATTTGAGTTTTCCACCTTCATTCTTTTGAGGCTTTGATGCCTTCAAAGAAGAAACATCCAAATCTTCAATAGGAATCACATCATCTTTCTTTTGATATTCCTTTTTCTCTCCCTCACCGCGGATTTTAACTGCTTCACACACGAATGAGTTAGCAAATTTTCCATTGCGGTCGAAGTAAAATTGAACATAACCAATGACGGAAACAAGCATATTTCTCTGAATACGTGATTCCAATTCCTCGAATGTTGATACGGTTTCCGATTCATCCTCAGACGAAACAATAACAATTGAAAATTTCTTTGAATTGTATGCTGTCTGGATGTTGAATCGGAGATGTCCCTTATCATTCAAGAAACCATTACATAAAGCATTCACAACCTCTTTCTGGTTATTTGAATAGCTTTTACCAAAAACTACCTTGTGATTATCAAAAATCAGGTCTTGAATGTCTTGTCGAAAAGCTTCAACCTGTTTTCTTGATTCATCGTCAAATTCAACAGTTAGTGAATATGACTCCTTTGGTCCTCCTTCTCTTGGAAATCTAGAAGCAGGATAAACCATAGTTCCATTCACTTGAAATGTAAATTTCTCTCCATTTTCAGTTAATGAACCCTTTTTAGCTCCTGTTTTTCCTTCTGACATTTCAATTTTGAGCGATTTTGTATCGACTCCATTGTTCAATAAAGGAAGACCCTGTTGTTGTTCTTGTTGTGTTGATGACATTTCTGTTTTGTTATTCATCTTATACTGATAATATTAATATTCAATTTTTTTTAAACTGTTTTTTCGTCATTGGATTAAATTAATTAAATATGAAAAATTGATTTAATTTAAAATAAAAAATATACTAATTATAGAAAATGTCAAGTCCAAATATATGTTGCTCAATAAAATCCAAGAAAGAACATAATGTCAGATGCTCTCATCCGACGGTTCATTCAAGCGAATATTGCGGGATACACATCAATGCCAAAACATTAGTCCGTTTTGTCGGAGGATTCGGGGTTCAGTCTCCGAAAGTGGAAGTCTCCCAAGAAATTCCAGCAAAAAAACAGACGCAAGAAGTTTCTCTCACTAAAAAACGGACTCATTCAGGAAATGAATCTGAATCTGAAAAAAGAGCTTCTACACGTATTCAATCTTTATTTAGAGGATGGAATATTCGCCGTCGCTCGAAACCAAACAATGTAGAGGATTGTGGAACGCTTGAAAGACTAATTGTAATCCCAATTGAATATTATATTCAATATCAGGATGCGACCGATAATTTATGGTATGGATTCGATATCCGGACACTGGAATCGATTCTTGAATCAAAGCATCCAGTAAATCCATACAATACAAAGGACATCAAATCTAATAAAAAACTTATGGCGAATTACGCCCATAAGAAATCATTCATTTTAGACAGCAAACGGAAAATGAGTCATGATTCTCCCAAACTGACAGAAAACCAGAGGTTCTCACAGTTTGTAGTCAGAGTATTCCAAAAATTCGATGAATTAGGGCAATACACTGACACCGAATGGTTCACAACGCTGAGCATCGAGCAACTTAAACAGTTCTATCATTTAGCGAACGACATGTTCGATTATAGGGCGCAACTAAGCGATGAAATGAAGAAAAACATTGTAAAAAATGGGCTCATATTTCACAATTTTAAATCGACCCTCTCCAAATTTAGGAATGTTCATACTCGTATTTTACAAGTGGAAATTCTTCGAGAAATGGAGCGCGTCATTGATGAAGGGGTCGACAAGGAATACAAAATATTGGGAATGAATCTAATTTTATCTGCGCTAGTCGAGGTAAGTCATCGGGCCTCATTGGGACTTCCTCATCTTGTCCAGAGCACTTTTTTCAACGATTAGTTTAGTTTAGTCCGCATATACGATTCCAGCAATACCGGCCTCAATTCTTAAAACATTATAATTCGTAGCATAAATATTCAATTGCGTATCCTTTTGAATAACACACTCATTCAGCACTAAATCAAGCGTCGCGCTGTCAATTCTACTAAAATTACACGTCCCGCTCGGTTGAAATTCTTCGGGTTTCAACGAGAAAGAATATATATAAATGAAATTACGGGGGACTCGCGTATGATATTGGTAGGGCTGAATCACTCGAAAAACAAATGGCTCCCTTCTCTTAAATCGCTCTTGTCCCTCGAAGCGAATTGTCGCTGAGTCAATTGTATCACCCGGAATGAATTCTCCATTACTAAAATCGAAGAAATCATACGCTTTATTAGGGCCGAACTGGAAAATTCGGTTTGTTTGTAGGACCCATATTAACTCTTTTACTGGTTGATTAAAATACATAGGAACCAATATATTCTTTTCATTCACTCCAACAGTATTAACCTGTAATTGGTCAATAAGATATTCAAGGGGGGATGATGCAAATTTTTTGCGCTCCTCATTTTCCAAAAATATATAATCCACCCACAAACTCGCGTCAACAATTGTTTTCCCTTGAACTATACTGCTGTTTTCTCCACCCAATCCGGGTGGAAGACCATTGCTTGAAACCCAGAGCTCATCGAAGTTTCGGAAAGCGACTATGATTCGAACCTTTGAATATTGGAGGCTTATGAGAGGGAGTGAAAGGCCAATATTTCGGTTAAACCAGAATTGGAGGGGAATATAGAGGTTGAGTGGGCCGGGTTGGGTGTCAGTTGTGAAATCGAAATGTTTCCCAACCATCAAATTATAACCATACTCTTTTTCGGCGGTTAGTGTAAGTTCGCTCCATATTTCCAACCACTGACCATACTGCCTATCAATCAAAAATCCTCCGATTTCAATGTCGATATGTTGAATAATCGCGTGTCCAATCGCATTAACCCAACTTACTGTATAACAAGGATTATCTTGTGGATTGACATTGAGGTTAGGTAGTCTCACATTCAAGAAGATTTCATGGACTAAATCGGCTTGTGGGTCAATGTCGCAGTAGACTTTCGTCCCGAAATTGACAATTCCGTGAAATAGTTGCTGGATACTCTCAATCGCGAAATTTGTATGTCTTTTATAAACACCTACAAAAAATGTAATCTGTGGATTTCCTGTAAGATACACATTTTGTGGTCCATAAGCGCTTAATTGTAATAATCCTCCGGGCATATTATATAATCTATCATACTTTTTAAATTCATAAAAATTGATACTAAATATATATTTATTTTTAATGATATAAATCTACAATGAGCTCACTTGTTAGTAAACCACAACAACCACAACCTCTTGATAAAGAAACCGCATGTCTGTTTCTTAATTTGGGAATGTTTTCCAGAGATAATCCATTTTTCAGTGGATTTTTTCAACAATTGAAACAACTTAAAGTTGTATCTGATGTAATTCTGTTCATTTCTCAACTTAGAAATTCAATGCGAGAAAAGATTCAAGAATTGTTTGGTCAGATTGGAATTCAAATTTCAGAAGAACAACTCATACTTTTGATGGAATCTTCAACTGATACTTTCAATTCATTTATGATTTGGCATGATTATTTCATAAATATCATGAATGAAAAACAAAGGGGAAAGTATCGTGAAAATTATCGGAACAAGTTCATTCCTTTCGAAGAACTCATTTCTTTTTTAAAAAGTTTATATTCGAATGATTTATTCATAGTATACATTAAATCTCTCACTGGACGTTCAATCGATATTCAGATTACATATCAGATGAGTATTAAAGAAATGAAGATGATAGTTCAAGAAAAAGAGGGAATTCCAATTGACCAACAAAGATTTATTTTTACTGGAATACAGCTTGAAGATTCAATGTTAGTCGGAATGTATAATATTACGAAAGAAGCAAATATAAGTTTAGTTCTTCGTCTGAGAGGTGGAATGCACCACGGGACTTCAACTGGAATTCTAAAAAATGATTTTAACTTAATTAAAGAACAATTGAGCCAAGAACTTCAAGAATTGTTCGAGAAAATTTTGTATGAATGAAAACAATTGTTTTCATTTTCATTTATAACTTAAAAAATACAAACCAATAAAATATATGTCATTAAATGAACAAGTTGCTCAAATGATTCAAATAATAACAAAATTACAAAAACAAGAGGATTTTCATACAACTAAAAACATCGTCGCTGATAAAACAATATATGCGAAGCGGGGACTCCATGTTGGAGATTTTAATCCAGCATTCGACCTCTTCATAAAAGGGAACAGCTGTATA